TCGCGGAACTCTGGGTCTTGCCACTTTGCGGCTAGGTCTGGTCGAGCGTGTGGTCCAAAAGTGTTCGTGGACACATTTGCGATGACCCACAGCTTGGCTTGTGTGGCCTCGTCCAGCAGGGTTTGTTCTGCGGTACGCAGGATCACCCGTAGTTCGTTGCGGCAGTCTACAGGCGTGATGAACTGGTGTGGGACGAACGAGTATTCGCCGCACTTGTCGAAAGCTTTCTGGAGGTTTTTGTTCGGGTGAATTCCCCGTTGCAGGTCGCGTTTGTGTGCCGACTTGCGCTGGACGAGATTGGAGCTTGAGCCGATGTAGGCAGTGTTCCCTGACTTGACGATGTATGTGCCGCAGTTGTTGGACATGCCCCTATTGTAACAAGAAACATCCTATTGTCAAAAGTAAAATTACATGGATTGGATTCTCGCTTGATCTCCAGCCACTCCCTCCCCACACCTAGATCGCCACCCCGCGCCTCTGCGAGATTATTGTGAATCGGCAAGCGAACCTGCGGGTGGCCCATCCTTCGTCTCAATCTTCTCTGTCTTCTATATCACACTGGGGTGAATGAGGGCTGAATGACACCCACATCTTCCCCCTTGACGCTTTGGTATTCCCTCCGCATTTGGAGGTATGCCTGCAAGGTGCGGGTTTGAACCCTATTTAATTTATGTCCTCTCCTGTTGCATACGACCTCCAAGGCCAAGGTGGAAGCATTGTGCTTTCGACCGCAGCCACCACCTACACTGGTAACATCCGATGGATTCAAGTGGTGAATGACGCTGTACTGGCGACCGTTACGAGTGCCTCTGGAAATGTCTCTGGAGCTTCTAGGTTGCAGAGCATCACCCTACCTGCTGGTTTGGGTATCGGTGGTAACTTCTCGCAAGTTGTCCTCACCTCTGGCGTTGTGATTGTTTACTTTGCGTAATGTCGCAGTTCCGGTCCACTGGTGGGATGGACGACTCGATTACCGAGGATGGTGATCGTGGGTTTATGGGCGTGAACCAGCGGTTGCAGCTTAACCAGTTGAAACCGGGAGAGGTAAGGGAGTCTTTGAACGGACGCATGGAGGGTTACTGGAAGCCCCGTAAGGTGGTGGTTTCTAGGACTGGTGCTTTGACCGTTGGTGGTGATCCATTGCAGTTGCCGTTCTATTTGATTGATGTGGCAAAGACCATCTCGTCAGCGACATACGCAGACAATGTGGTGACTATCACCATGTCTGCCAACCATGGATTTGAGGTTGGTTCTAGTGGGTACGCTGTGGTGGCTGGGTTGACCTTTACTGGCACTAGCAACAACGGGAACAAGGTTTTGACTTATGTGTCTGCTAACCAGTTGAGCTTTCCCGTTACTGGGGTTACTGCTGTCTCTGGCACTGGCACATTATCCCAGATGCCGATCAACGACAATGCAAACGCCAATGTTCGTGCGTCATGCTTGTTTAGCGACCCCAACACCAATAACAAGGAATATGTGATTGTTGCGTTGGACACGGTAGCCAAGAAGATCGACTTGGCAGAAGTCGAGGCTAACTCCCTCTATGTCCCAGAGAACATCCCGTATCCATCTGGTACTGCATTGGGTGAGGATACCGACATGATTCAGGTATTCGACAAGGTGATGCTTTTCCGCGATGGGCAACAGGCTTTGGAGTGGTATCCAAATGGAAGGCCGATTATCTCTGCCGTCCAGAACAACGGAACCACAGGTGTTGCTGGCACTCGCGTGACAATACGAATGCGCGAGCATGGGCTTGTTGCTGGGACCAGTATTACTATTGCTGGTCTTACTGGGACCAATGCACCAAATGGAACGCATGCGGTGAACATGGTAACAGGGCAGGATCTTTTCTACATCATTGTTGGCACAACGCAGAATGTCACATTTGGTGTTGATGCTGCCACAGTTACCGATGGGTTTACCTTCTCTCCGGGTGGAGCCTACACCCAGCCACAGGTATTCAACACCAGTGGAAACAATGTTACCGTATCTAACGGGCAGGTTTCCTTAAATCTAAGCGTATCCAATGATACCGTGTTCGCTGGTGATGTCATCACGGTCTACGAAAGCACCGTTCCAGAGTTCTCTGCAATTGTTGGGAAGCAGTTTCAAGTATCATCTGCAACCCTCACAAACATCACATTCTTTGCGCCAGTGGCTAATATCACGGCAAGTGGTTCTACTGGGCAAATTGAGTTTGGTGGGCAGTTCAGCGTGGGTGGTGGATTCATGCATCAACCCGGTGCGCCTTGGGGAGTTCACTTCCAACGCCGCCTGTGGGTTCCGTACTACTACGACCAGTCTGGAGCGTATAATAATGCCACCTATACAAGCCGAAAGATCACTGACGAGATTGCGGTTTCCGACATCCTAGACACGACAACCTACGATCAGATCGAAAACCAGTTCCGAGTTAGCGGTGGTACTGCCGACTATGTGGTGGGAATGCACGGCTTCTACGACGATGCTCTGATTGTACTCAACAGAAACAGCATTCACCAAATCAAGGGGACACAGGGAACGCTTTTGGACACTAGGGTCACGGAGCTAACCTCCGAGGTTGGGTGCTTGGCTCGCAAATCCGTGGTGATGAGGGCTAACACCATGATGTTCCTATCGGACGATGGTGTTTACGCTGTCGAGTTCCTCAACGATTACAATCTCCGTGGGGCCGAGGAGCCAATTTCCAAGAACATCCAGCCATACATCGACCGACTTAACAAGAATCTGTCTAGCAGATCCGTTGGAGTGTTGTTTGACAACAGGTATTACCTTGCGGTTCCTCTGGATTCCGCGCCTGGTATCAATGATGCTCGCGGCAATAACTCAATTTTGGTGTACAATTTCCTAAATAATGGCTGGGAGTCGCTAGATACCTTTGGAGACACCAGATTCTTGATTGAAGACCTCATTATTGGCAGTGCTGGAGTCAGAAATAACATCTATGCCGTCACCACTAACGGTGGTTTGCACCAATTGGAGGCATTTGACGACGAAAACGACAGCATTAGCGTGTCAAACACCAACGATGTTAAGACATCATCACCTGTTTCAGCTAAACTGACTACCCGTGGGTACGACCTTGGAACAATGGAGCGCAAACGGTACACGGACGCGCAGATTACCATGCAGGGACTACCCAACCAAAGCTCAGAATACCTAATTGAGTTTTCAACTGAAGATCCAGATACATACGAACAGATCAATCCAAAATCAATTCAAGATGTTGGGACTACTACGCAATTCCTTGGTGGAGAAGTTTTGGCTGCATCACCAGACGCACCGAATACAGCTGAAACTGCAAGCATTAGGTGCAGACTTGGTGGCATTAGAGGCTATGTAGGAACCATGATCTTGACAAGAACACGAGGTTCGGCCAAGATAAACTCAATCAAAGTTGCTGGATCAGTAACAAACAGACAAATCATCTCACATAAATAAGACCATGCCGGGCGCAGTTGATACTACTTACACATTTACAGCTACTGACACGATCACTAGCACGAAGATGAATAATATCATTGACCAGACGGTGATGACATCTCAAGCGTGTTTGACTGGTGGTGGACTTGAGGTTGCCTCTGGCCAGTTAACAATTTCTAACAACGCAATTAACTCCAGCCGACTTGCGGCAAACTCTGTGAGTTCATCCAACATCGTTGATGGCACTATCGTAAACGATGATATTAGCCCAACTGCGGCTATTGCTGGGACGAAAATTGTATCTCAATTTGGAACTCAAGGGATCACGGCTACTGGAAACCTTGGTTTGTCTGGATCATCGTCTAATTATACCGCGGCAGCACTTGTTAATACATCTGGCGTTGAGACTCAAATTTATGCAAGTGGTAATACAAACGGTGGAATTTCGACTATCACCAACCATCCATTTGTGTTTGCCACCAACAACACCGAGCGTATGCGGATATCCGCTGCTGGTAGTGTTGGGATTGGGACGAGCAGTCCATCTGGAAAACTCACAGTAATTGGACCTTCTGGTGGAACATCTGCATTGTTTAGCGATAATGTTAATAGCACGCTTTCGATTAAACATGAAACTCCGGGAAATTTGCTGACCTACGATACTGCTGGAACAGCTTCACAAAGATGGGTTTTAAATGGAACGGAGAGGGTGCGCATATTGTCAGATGGCAATGTTGGAATTGGTAAAACCAACCCATCCACAATCCTCGATGTCAACGGAACCGTGACAGCAACAGCATTCGCTGGCCCGTTGACTGGAAATGTTACTGGAAATGCGTCAACCGCTACTACCGCTTCCGCGTGTACTGGAAATTCCGCTACTGCTACACTTGCAACAAAAGCATCAACACTTTCTAATGGTGGAGGTAACGGGAACGCGATGACATTTAGTTACTCTGGACAAGGTGGTCAACCAACTTGGGTCTGGGGTTCTAATGATGCAGGAGGTGGAAACAACAACTATGTTTGGAATCCGGCAAACTTCAGCGTCAATTACGCAAATAGTGCAGGTAGTGCAGGTAGTGCAACTACCGCGTCAACCGTATCCAACGGAGCAATTACCGCTGCAAAGCTAGATGGGGGGCAGAGTGGATCTGCTCCAATTTATGGATGTAGGGCATGGGTGAGTTTTGCTGGCAGGTCAACAAATGGAGATTGCACAATTAGATCGGCTGGAAATGTTTATCGTGTAGCGAGAACCGCAGAGGGCAGATATACAGTTTACTTTACAACTGCCATGCAAGATGCAGAGTATGCAACAATTACTGGAAGCGATGCAAATTCCGCACATAAAATAGCTGGAGTTTTCTCTCAAAGTGCAGGTGAGGTTAACATTGCATATTCACAGATTCAAACATCGACTTCTCGCATCGACCCAACTTGGGGACAGGTTTCAATCTTTCGATGAACCAGCACCTAGCAAAAGCAATAGAATAAAATTATGGGATTTTTAGATATAGGAAAAAAACTTGTTGACCCTTTAGGGTTGGTGTTTGATGACAAAAAAACACCCAAAATGCCAAATCTCACGGACATTTGGAAGGTGGACAAAAAAACTGGTCTTAATCTTACTGACAAGCAACTTGCTGGAGTTACTGGTTACTATGGCAAATTACTTCCAGCATTCACGGATCTGGCTTCCAAGTACGCACCAGAATTCATCAAGCAAGGGTTTGACTTTGGCAATCTGGCGATGGGTGGTTTTGAGGGAATGCAAACAGAGGCTGGTGGTAGGGCTGCTGACACCTTGGCAAACCTCCGCGCCAAAGAACTTGGTTTGATGACTGGTCAGGCTGGCGGTGTTCGTGGGCTGATGGAGTCACTTTCCCCAGAACAAGCGGCAGCAGTTGCTCAAGCAAACCAAACCGCAGCGCAAGCTCAAGGTCTGGAGTCAGACTTCATGGGTCGTGCTGGTGGTATGATGGGACAGTATGGGTCACAGGTTGGTCAATATGGGACCACACTTGGAGATATCAGCGGATATGCTGGTACGACTATCTCTGATGCACAAGCACAAGAACTTGCGGCGGGAACTTTAGGTGGGATAAACCCTTATGTAGGCGAGACTATCAGCGGTGCGAATGCAGATGTGTCTAGGGCAACTCAAATGGCTGAAGAAGCATTCCAGAGGCGGGGAACGCTATCCCCAGAGGAACAACGCATGGCGCAACAACAAGCTAGAGAAGCGGGAGCCGCATCTGGTCGCCTTGGTGGAAATGCCGCAATCGCCGCAGAGATTCAAAACCGTGAGGCTGCTAAGGCCGCTCGTCGAGGAGAAGCTGCACAACTTGGGCAACAAGCGTTTGGCCAACAACTTGGGGCGGCTGGACAAAGACTTGCCTCCGAGCAAGCATTGTATGGTCAGCGTGGAGCAAATGTTGAGCGTGATGTCGCGCTCCAGCAAGCTAGGTTTGGTCAAGGTCTTGGGGCATTGCAACAACGACTC